GGACCAAATCCTAGGCTCTTGGCCCAGGCGATTGTGGCGTTCTCAGTCTTCTTCTTGGCGACGGGGTTCGGAAAGAATGTACCTAATACAAACGCTAGAAGAGCTACTATCAAATATTTTACTATTATACTCTTTATTGTCATAACATTTACATTGATTTGAGAGACAGCATCCAACTGTCAGGTTGTTAATACAATTAATCTTGCTTAACTTCTTTGATTCTTTTAATACCATGTTTATCTACTTCCACAATGGCTTTTACTTCTTTACAACTCCATGAAGTAACATTTGGGTTACCATCACGTTCTACTTTTCTTTTTTGTTCCAAACAATCTGCAACATTTGCTTTAGGAGAATATCCTTCTAGTTTACCATTCATATACATTAATAATGCAAACACAACTTCTATCATTATTTACCTCTTAAGGTATCTAATTCTTTTTCTAATTTATCTACTTTCTTTTCTAATTGAGATATTAATACTTTTGTATGAACGTTTTCTTCTAATTGTTTAGAATGTTTTTCTATTGTTTTAGCTTGATATTCAATTAACATAAATAATTCTTGGTTTTTAGGAGTTTGATCTGCTTTTTTAAGAAGATCTTGAGCCATTAACTTTTCGTTAGTTTCTAATCTATTTAATCGTTCAACGATACCAAAATACGTCCATACTGCTACAACAATAGCAGATATGATAGCTACTATATTTTTAACAGGCAATGAAACATTCGTCTGATCGCTTAATTTAAATTCACTACTCATTTTTTATCCTCCACTTGATAAAACATATTATCAGAATCTTCTGTTACCCAATCTTTGTTTTCCACGTTCCACTTGGAAGTTTGGACTTTATAATCTGGCCAATGTGTAGAAGTAGTAAAACTAGGCACGTTCCACAAAATACGATTATTAGGCATAATTGCATAATTACCGTTGTCAAGAGCCAACAAATGCCCACACTTGTGTTCGTGAGGAATTTCAGAATGTTCTGAATCCAGTATATTACTATCTGGGTGCGCCCAGTCAACAGTAAATAAATATTCGCCATGAATAAATTTCTTTGTTTTACTTAAGTATTTGCATCTTTGACCTTTTAAAAAATCAAAAACAATAACACTAGGATAATAACTAAATGAATTCCATAACTGAAGATCATCGAGATCTTGATGTTCCATCTGTCCTTTATACAAAGTATTGCCGCTTCCTCTTTGAATAAAAGCAGAGATAGGAAGTCTCCAATATATTGCACCGTTGCTAAGTAAACAATGAAACAACGTCGCACGCCCGCTAATACTCCCCAAAGCAAAAACCACACAGTCTTCAACTTCTCCTTGATGTTCTCGTAAGTCATATAAATACTCCCTTCGTATTTTACAGTAGATCGGAGGTATATTTGCATTTAAATATGCCATAATCAACCATATATATCTCCCCAAGTTTCACCGGATTCATAGTCTACTTTGTTTGGGATTGCCAAAGTAACGGCGTTCTCCATTATTTCAACAATCTTTTTTGCATGATTGTCATCTATAACAGAAATATCTAATTCATCATGTATTTGAATATGTGGAATAATTCCTTCATTATATAAATCTAACATAGCTTTTTTTGTCATATCAGCGGCAGAACCTTGTATTAATTTATTTAATGCTTTGTAAGTAAAAGCTCTTCTTATTCTTCCTCTTCCATATGTAGCTTCTGCTTCTTCTAATGTCATAGGTGTATGCATACCAAATGTAGCTGGTTCCCATTTATTAAATCTACAACGACGACCAAGTAAAGTTCCAATTGATCCAGATGTTTGTGCAAGTGCAGATGTTTTATTCATAAGTTCTTTTACAAAAGGAACGTTTTGATGATATTGATTAAATAAATTTTCAGCTTCTTGCTTTGTACTTAATCCAAGTTCAGCTTGAAGTTTAGCTTTACCCATTCCATAAAATAATCCAAGATTAATTGTTTTAGCTTGAGACCTAGATATACCTGCCATATCAGCAACAGTTTGATGAAAATCTACTTTATTATTATTAAACTCATCAACTATTTTTGTAACAGATTCATCAAAACAAATTGGTTCAGTTGTAGCTGCATAATGTACAACAAGTCTCGGTTCTTGTTGTGAATAGTCAAAGCAACCCCATTTATGATTAACTTCAGGTATAAATAAACTTCTAATCATTGGTCCTAGTTCCTTGTTCCTCGCTGGGATCTGCTGGAGATTAGGATTAGCGTACGAGAATCTACCTGTTACAGTTCCACCTTGATCTGATTTAATAGGATTAATGTCAGCATGAATACGACCTTTGTATTCAAATTTTAAAATTGTATCTATAAAAGTTGTGTGAGCTTTATTTATTTCTCTTGCTTTTGCAATCATTTGAACTATAGGGTGTTTGTGCTCCGATAAAAAATTCTTTGTAAAGGAAGGTGCGTGTGATTTCTCAGTTCTTTCGTAAGGTAATCTTAATTTATCAAAAACTGTTGCTATACTTCTTGCTGCCCAAATCTGCGGTTCTATCCCTGTTTGCTCTTTTATTTTTATTAATATGTCTTGTTCTTGTGATAACAGCTGCTGTTTTAGTTTGTTTGCTTTCTCTATATCGACTCTTACACCTTTAAATTTCATATCTAAAAGACAAGGAAATAGCTGTGTTTCTAAATCAAATACTTCTTGTAATTTTTGTTTACCTATCTCTCTAGATAAAACTTTGAATAATTCTAACGTTAATGAAGCATCCTTCTCAGCATAAGTTCCAACATACATTGCAGGAAGTTTATACATTTCAGCTTTAGCATCTATTCCCCAGGATGCTGCAGCTTCGTTCAATGATTTTTCATCCTTAGTTTCACTTAAATAATCAAATGAAATACTATTTAATGAATACCATAATCTATTTTCATCGATTAAAGATGCCATAACCATTGTATCAACAATAAGACCATTGATTTGTATTCCATATGCTCTTAACCAACATACGTCATACATTGCATTGTGAAATATTTTTACATTGTCAACAGCGCAAACTTCTTTTATCCAACTTAAAACTTTTTCTTTTTCTAAATTTCCACCACCTTCATGGGCTATTGGATAATATGCAGACCATCCATCAACTGCTACAGCAATACCTACAATCTCTCCATTACCTATAATTGCACCAGATCCTCTTGATTTAAGATCAGGATCTTTTGTTTCTAAATCTATTGCTATATACTTATATCCTTTTAAATCAGGAAAATTTTCAGGACAGATCCATTCTTTTTGTGCTTCAAACATCATTTAATTCCCCAATACAATAAAATTAATGGAATAATAAAATGTTCTATAATTTCATAAACACAAATAAAAAATAATAAAAGTGTAAACCAAGCACTTTCTTTAGATCGTTTTGCAAGATATGTAAAAAGTTTTTCATGCCATGCAGTTACCCAATGAGTAAATCTCATTATATTATTTCTAAAGTTTTTCATAATCTCTTTCTATTATCATTTCTAAATAATGTATTGCTTTTAAAATATCTTGTTTCTTACCTTTGTCTTGATGCCTGCAGATATATTTAATCGCATTACCTTCTGCAAATAGTATCTTATTTTCATTAATAAATCTAGAAGGTTGTATTTTATATTTTTTATAATGCGCTCCCCCTACTTGTTTAAAAAACACTTTGTTACTCATAGTATTGGATCTCCTGGTATATAGTTATAGTAATCCTCTACATCAGATTGCATGATATAAAGATTTTCTTTTGCTCTTGTTACACCCACAAAAAACAATCTGTGTTCTGGATCAGGATTTTTTAATGCAGAGTCATATATAATTTTCTCCATGCCTGTATATAAGACTACATTTTCACATTCTTCACCTTTGACACCATGTATTGTGGATATTTTAATTCTTGAATCTTTTAATAAATCATCTCCATTAGCTAATAATGATTTAATATATAATTTTGAATCTTCTTTTATATTTAATTGTTCCCAGTTTCCCGTCACTAGTAACCCGTGGCTCATCATTAGATCATCTAAATCTACATAATCTACAGTGTCTAAAGATTTTCCAGTTGAAAAATTTGGTTTAATTAATTTATCTTTGACAGTTAAATATTTATAAAGCACCTTAGCTTCTTCAGCCCCAACAGTTGCACCCTGATTTAATCTGGCCCATAATCTATATGCCTCTAATAGTTCAGGCGGTAATAAGTTATTGATTTTACTATCAAATCTTAGGTTTAAAGATGCTAAATGATCTCTTATTAAATACAACATTTTATTGGTTCTAGCTATAATCATCCAATTTCCAGAATTAAAATTTAAATTATCTAATGATTGATTGTAATAAACTTTTCCTTCAGCATCTCTCGGAAGCCAAGTTTTAATCATTCTATTTTCTACATTATCTAAAATACTTAAAGCCACTTTATGAATCTCTCTTGGAACTCTTCTTGATTCAATTCTAGGATCCATCTCACCTTCTAAATTAATAAATATATTTTCATCTGCACCCTGAAAGGTATAGATAGTCTGATCGTCATCCCCTGCAACGTAAGATCTTTTACATCTTGATTCAATGTAAAAAAACATATCCCATTGCAGAGGATTCAGATCCTGTGCTTCATCAAGAAAGACAGCATCGAGTGGAGGACACTTATCTTTCTCAATAAACTGTTTAATCATATCGGAATATTCAATCATTCCTGTTTGTTCTTTATATGATTTTAAATCAGCATCAATTTGTTCTGTTAACCATACATCAATAAAATGATGTTTATCTAATTCTACTGCCGCATCAATAATTGAAATCTTCTTAGCTCTTGAATATTCAATAACTTTCATATGATTATTTTTATATTGAGAAAATCCAAACTCATTTATTTCAGATTCAAAAGACATGTCTCTACATATTTGTGAAAAGTTTTTAAAAGCATTCCACTTTTCATCTTTTAATAATTGTATATTAGTATCTATGTTCAATTGCCTTGTTCCTAAAGTATGCATTGTAGATACATGTGGAAAATCTTTTTTAATATCAAACTTTGGAAACATATCACCTATTCTTTTTTTAGCTTCTTCTGCTGCAGCATTACTAAATGTAATGTATGCAATTCTACTTGTTGGAGTTTTATATTCTTCAATCTCCTTTCTAAGATAATTATTAGTTAAATGATAAGTCTTTCCTGTTCCTGGAGGACCTGGAATAATTATTCTTTTCATTTGAATGCAGGATCTTTCATCTTAGTTGTTCTTATTTCTGGTTTGTTTGGTTTTTCTAATTTTTCAGTTGGCAATACTATTGCTCTACAAGATTTTTTATCTATTTTTATTGTTTCTTCTTCTGCATCAAATAAAGTTTTTAATAATCTTAAAGTTCTTTGTTTTTGTAGATTCCATGCTTTTGATCTATCTAAATATTTCCAAAAATCTAAAAATTTAAAATAAGTAGTTCCTTCTTCAGTAAAAGGTAAACCTCTTTTAATATCTTCAAGTCTTTTACCCGAAGCTTTGTTTACAAAATCTGAAAGTAAGTCTTTAATCTGAACATCTATTTTTAATGATTCAGGAGCATCTAATTCTTCTAATTTTGAAAATAATTTATTTAATTGTTTTCTCCATATTATTTTCCCAAGAGGAAGTAATGGCATAGATATTTGATTCATACATGCAACAGAAAGTTTTTCATAATCATGTAAAGTAACATCATCTAATTCAACACTTTTACCTTCCACATTTAAAAAATATATTGGAGGATCTGATAAATATTTACTTAAACCAGTTATTTCTGGTGGTGGAACATCTTCTCCTACTCCAAATTCTCTCCTAGAACATAATTTAGAGTTACAAAAATCAACCATTGGAGCTGCCTTACATTGGTATCTGTAATCTTTTTTACCTACAGAATCTATTTTCTTTAAAATTACAGAATGAGTTAAAGGTGGCATCATGTATTTTTGATTATAAGCATGCATTTTATCTTGCCAATCTTCTGGATATCTTTTCTTTAAATACACACCTATATTATACATCATAGTGTCTCTTCCACCTTCTGGCATTCCATCTTTTAATAATGTTTGAATACATGGAGGAGCTCCTTTTAAAAAATCATCTGAATCTTCTGTTTCAGATATTTTTAAATTAAATAATTCTTTTTCAGTTAAAGCATATCTGTCATACATTTTAATAAATTGTTCCACCTTTAATGGTTCACCATCATCATCAAATGCATATCTAACTGATTTGTTACTTCCATGATAAGGAATATTTAAAAAACTTCCTGTATCTCCTCTGTCTGCTCTAATGTAATCCTGTTTTGGAAATATTTCTGTTTTTGCATATCCTAAAAGACCTGCAATCTTTTTTAATCTTTCTCTCATTAAACTTGCAGCTACAAATTCTTTTGTAAATAAAAATACGTGAGCTCCTCCTGATTTTGATCTAAACAAAATCATAGGTATATTTTTATCTCTAATTTTTTTTATGAAAGCTTTATGATCAAAGGGATATGTATCAATATCAATACATCCCCATTTACATCTATTGTCTTCTCTAATAGGAACTATTCCTAATGCAGGTTCATCACCATTTAAATGTCTTTGCCAAAGTAAATCTGTTACTGGTTCTTTTTTAGTAAAAGACTTAGCTTCATGTTTTCCGTTTTCAGATAATTCATCTGTAACTTTAGTTTGACCATATGCTGTTTGAAGGCCAGCAAATACCTCTTTAAATCTTTCTAACATTTTCCACTCTTATGTTTCAGGGTGATATTTCTATCACCCTGTCTAACTAACTACTTATTATTTGCTAAACTTTGATAGAACTGTTTTGCTCTTTCATAGATAGCTGCATCATTACAGGACCAACTTTTTGTATGTTGTATCCATACCATTGATTTCCTTTTCCGGAATTCAATACAGTATTGATTTTGTAAATATGACTAAATGATGGAGGAGTATATG